CTATATTGTTATCTTTTAGTGCTTTACCTGATGTCATCAAGGCTCTCATGCTTGGCATAACATCTAAGTTAAGCACTGCTTCTTCTAGTATCTTCCTAGTCTTAGGTACTAGTTCTTGATTAGTGTTTTCTTTTAAATGTTCTTCCATAAAATCAAAGTACCTAGCAACTGTCTCTTGCCATGTTTCTCTTCTATTCTTCTCTGGTAACCATCTGGCATACCTGCTTAATGCTATAAAGTTTTGATAATCTGTCGCTAGTTTTTTCATATAATTTTTCCTCTATTAGTGTGTGTTTATTTTAATCCTCTTTTGCTTCGGGTAATAGACCTAGCTTTTTAAGTTTATCAAAATATCTTTTATGTACATCTGAGTACATTCTAAATCCTTCGTAGTACTCAGTATCCTCATCAAGCAAAGTATGGAATTTTGTTAATGCCTCAGCTAACTGCATAACATCCTTTCCTTTACTTGACTCTTCTTCTAGGCTTTCTTGTATGCAAGATCTGAGAAGCCTATTCTCAGTATTAAGTAGTTTATAGTTAATGAATGTCATACCAAGTTTTCCCTATCTTTGAATTACCAGACATTGGACAATCAAAGCCTAACCTTTGACCTGCTATCTTTGCAGACTCCTCTAATATTTTAGAAAGTTTATCTGCATCTTTTTTATCACATTCAAAGTTTTGCTCGTCATGCATAATTGCTAATAATTTACAATTTATGTTGTTTTTCTTAATAAGACCATCCGATACAATAGCCCACTCTTTTGCTAAGATTGCCTCATTGCCTTGTAACAGATAATTAAGAAGCTTATGTTCAGAGTCTACTTGTATCTTTCTACCATCTTGAGCAGTTATAAATCTGTTACCAGACCTATTAAACTCACCTATTAATTTATCTTGTAGCTTCTTTAAAAGAGGAAATGTTCTTAAAAACTTAGTCTTAAGTACAGTCCCTTCTTTTGATTTACCACCTACAATAGTTCCAAGTTTAGCGGCACTTGCTCCAAACAGAAATCCATAAATAAAAGTCTTAGCCTGACTTCTATCTTTTAAACCTGCGGCTTTCTGATTAACAGTGTGTACATCTGTACCATCTTCCTCTTTACCTGTCGTAACCGTATTTACATACCTAGGGTCTCCCATTGCGGAGGCTAATAACCTTAGCTGGGCAGAAGCCAAATCACAACCAACCAGTACTTTATTCTCTGGTGCTATAAATATGCTTCTCATTTCTTTACCAAAGACAGCTTTTGCTCCGGGTACATTTACTAGATTCCTATGTGACATCCTCCCGGTAGCTGTTCCTAAAGTAAAAGGAACACATTCCAGCCTACCATCGTCTCTACAAACACCAAGCCAACCTCTATCTTTATTCTTTTGATTTTGTAAAGTGTTTCTTCTGTGTTGATATACTGCGTGTAAAGCTATCTCTTGACCAAGATCACCTTGTATCGAATTGTAGGAATCTTCGGTTAACTTCGCTGAAGTTCTTACAACGCTACCGTCCTCAGCTCTTTTAGTGTTCCATTCTGTAGGCTTCCAACCGTGTTTAAACAGTAATTTCTTAACCTCAGCAGTCTGTGTAAGCTTTGCAGGGGTAATCTCAACTCTACAATATGGACCATTTACTTGTAAACCTTTAGTGTTGTTTATGTAATCAACGCAATCGTAACCTTCAAACCAGTCTTGTATGTGCTTATGTAGTTTCCCAGCTTTAGTCCATTTAGGGGTAACTGGTTTTCTCAACTGTTTACCGCCCACTAGGTCTTTCTGATAATTAACACCCTTAGTCTTTAGTATAGTATTACACTCGGCATTACTAATCCAAAAGTCAGGACACTTTATTATAGGTGGCATCAAAGGTTCAATCTTATCTTTAAGTTTATCTATCTCAACAGTTAAGAAAGCTATATGCTTATCAGCAAGACTCCTGTCAACTAACCATCCATTCTTGACCTGTTTAGCACTTATCTTAGCTATCCTGAACTCACGATTTAATACCTCTTTTGGTACACCAGACTCCTTAAACTCTCTCAATAGTGAGTGAAACACCCTTACATTAATAAGTACATCTTGCTCACATCTGTTTAGCATTGACTTTTCAAACATCAGCCATTGACCTTGTGATGGTTTTAAAACACCAAAATGTTCGCCCCACATCTCAAGACCATGTCTGCCTTTGTATCTTCCTAAAGTTCTGTTGAAGTTCAACAACTGACTCATAAGAAAAGTATCTATAAGTCTAGCCTTTGTCTTAAATTTAAAGAGTTTTTGTAGCAGAGGTATGTCGTACATAATTATGTTGTGACCTATTAGTTCATCAGCATTCGCTAGAAAATCAAGACCCTCCTTTACAGAAGGGCATTCATCACTATTGTCTGAGAAAGTAATAGTCTCTTTAGTAATTATGTCATAAGTAGATATACACCAAACAGTTGTAGCATCATTAACAAAACCGTTAGACTCTACATCAAAAACCAACTTCTTCATGACCATTTTCCAAACAAAAGTTTAAACTGCTCGGTTGTTAAGTCCTTGTAAGTGTCTTCAAAGTAATTCTTATGACCTCTTTCTTTTTGCATGAATACAGTGGGTTTTGCCAACTCTTCATAGTCTCTGGTCTTTTGTAACCTAACCCATGTTGTCTTCTTACTAACACCAGTTAATGCCATTATCTCATCTATCGTCAAGACCCTGCCATCATCTAATGTATAAAATTTTCTTTCAGTACTCATAACTCTCCTCCACAGTGAATTATTGAAACTCAGAAGGTGTACTATGTAAACGACCTGTAATGTTATCATACCTTGCAGAACCTGCTGGACCTGTATGTCCTGTAAACCTGTTCTTTAGCACTGATATTCCAACCCTCTGCCGTTCACCCTCGTCCTCCGAGTATTTATTTCTAGAAAAACCGATAATTTGAAATGCTATCTGTTTTAAACTTCCTGACCCTTTCAATGAGTCCTCAGTTATAGATGCACCTTCTTCAAAAGTCTTACTACCACCACTGGTTTTCCTCAAATGTGAGACCACTCCAATCCAAACATCGTGCTTCTTACACAACTTCAATAGATCTGACATGGCTTTGTCCATAGCTTCGTTTACATTACCATCAACCTCACTAACTGCTATAGTTATGTGGTCTAGAAATATAAACTTACAACCAGATGCCGCCATAAATTCTATCTTATCCATAAGAGATGAGTCACTTACAGAACCCTGATGGTCTAATAATAAAAGACGACCTGAACCTGCAACATCCTCCCATGCTTTAGAGCCTTCTGCTCCTGAGCGGTCAAATTCTACGTCTGGTAGGTTTATTCTCTTGTTGAGGTGTACCCCAATGATTCCATCTAAAGTCTCCCGTATGGACTCCTCAAGGGACACTACGCCAATTTGGTAGTCTGTTGTCATAATAAGATGATAAATATCCTCTTTAACAAAAGTTGACTTACCAGACCCTGTTCCTGCAGTAAATATAGTTAACTCGCCAGTCCTCCTACCGTATGTCATCTTATTGACATTGGCAAAACAATCGGGGTAAGGCACAGAGTCTTCTCTTCTGTCCTCATTAAACAAATCCCAAGTGTCAGCAGAATTCACAATCCCTGCAGGAGAATACATCTCAGCATTCCATATTGCTTTCTCTAGTTCGTAAGTCTTATCTGCAACTAAGTAATCAGAAGCATCTTTACCGTATCTACCTAAAGCACCAATCTTAGCCTTACCAGTTCTGACTAACCTAGCACAAGCTTTTGCACCATCTCTTCCTGCTTCATCGTGGTCAAATAAAAACACAACCTCTTCAAAAGAGTTAAGGTAATCCAAGTTAGAAACAACTTGTTTGTATGCACCTTGGGCTCCATTGATAACTGATACAACTGCCCACTCTTGTTTCTTATCTTTCCAAACCTGTTGAATAGACATTGCATCAAGTGCGCCCTCTGTAACAACAATTCTTTTGCAAGAGCCGGGGGCAAATTTAGACTGTCCAAAGAACTCATTCTTGTTCTTAACGGATCCTATCGCTAGAAACCTTTTAGCGTCTAAATCTCTACGCTCATAACCTACTACCTTACCTTTGTTGGTTATAGGGTAATAATGGTATTTAATAGTCTTACCGTCTTCTTCAGAGTAACCTACTTTAACACCGTAGAGTTCTGCAATATCCTTTGTTATCTTACGTTCACGAAAACCTCGTACTGGATAACCTTTTATATCATCAATAGACTCTACAATGTTCTTAAACTCTTTTGGTGTCTTCTCAACAACAGAATTATCGTCATTGTATATGCCTGTATCTTCACAGCCAAAGCAATAGTAAGTCATCTTATCACCGTTGTCGTAAACAGCTTTATTGTCTCTAGAACCACAAGCTTCACAAGACTCGTGCCTTACAAAAACACCCTCTTGATTATTTTCTGTATTTTTCATTTTTCCTCCATAGAAAAATAAAGGTCAATAAAGACCTTTGATTGTGAAAATAATGTCTATCGATACCCCTCATAGAAGAGTATCTGTAGACACTACTGTTAATTAGTAATCGTCACTATCTTCGAAGTTTAAATCCATATCTTCTTTCTTAGGTTTATTAAACTCCGAACCTGAATCTAAAGAACCAAACTCTGAACCTGCAGGGTCTGACTTTTCGTAAGGTATTAGATTAGTAACAAGCACATTTTTTAAACTCATAGACTTGCCCTTTTGACCTTTATAGTCCCAGTCATAGGTGTCAAATGATACAGTACCAGTAGAACCATTACCGATAATAACACCAGTTAAGGGTTTAATAGTTCCTGTGTCTGTCTTAGTAAAAACACCGGGAGGCGATAAATCCTTGCCTGCTGAAGTCTTTGCATTTTGTTTAAAAGTTACTTTGTATTGCCCAGTCTCATTACCATCTGCATCCTCTACAGGTCGCAAAGATCTAATAAGACCATTCTTTTTAAACTTCTCTGCTACTTTCTTATCAACATAAGCTGTAACAGACCATTGAAGTTTCTCAAAGTTTTCTTGTGGGTTATCAGGGTCTAGAAAACACCAGTTCAACTCCACATCTTCTACTAAATTAGCCATTTATTTCCTCCTTCTCTAGCTTATTTGTAAACAAAGGTAGTTCCCACATTTGTCCAACTTTACGTCTCATCCAAAGTAGTCTACCCATCTCTAACATTACATCATCAGAATTGTAATCATAGGAACTCCTATACAAATCTCTAATAATATTCCAAGCATCATCAATATCTTCATTATCTGATAATATCTTCTTAGCTTTTACAGGACCAATCTTAGGAACACCCTGTATATTGTCAACTTGGTCACCTGCTAACATTTGGTATTGAAAATGTCTTATACCATCATATTCAGTAACGTAGCTTAACTCTTCTCTTTTAAAATCATACTTTGCACCGGGAACAATCCACAAATCTTTATCTATAGTACAAATAATAGTGTTGTCAATATCTTTTGATTGAGCAATACCTAAAGTATCATCAGCTTCCTCATCAACAGATATCTTTGCACCCATGACTTCTGTTAAATAGTCTCTTACTTTTTGATAATAGAAAGGCTTCTCACCTTTTCTGTTACCTTTGTAAGGTTTTGTCACTGCAATCTCTTTTCTGAAATTAGTATGTCCTGACAAATGCAATTCATACTCAGTCGACTTTGACTTATTAACAACACTGTCTATAAAATCATTTATAAACTCAACACACTCTGCCCAAGGCTCAAGAACTATCTTGCCTTGTATTACCCTGTAAGGTGATTCTTCACCCTCAATCGCTTGTGTTTGCCACAATGCATTTATATCCTCCAGACCATCTAAAGCATGACGTTTGCTGTCGTACTCTTTGATACTCTCATTATCTTTATCAACTACATCATAATAGTTGGTTTGACAATGGTTAGATGCCCAATAGACAATTATGTCAGCGTCAATTAAAGCAATCATGATTTATCCTCACTGTAAAGTTTCTCAATCTCATGCAATCTTAGACCTATTATACGATTTATGTAAAAAACCGCTTTTTCTAAGTCTTGTATAGGGTCTTTTTTCTTGTTGAACCTAATTAAATACTTTAATGCACTACCCATTGAAAATGCTTCTAGACCCTCAAGGTCTTGAGTAACATCTTCTATTATCTCTAACGCTTCTATCTTTCCTGAAGTGTAATGTTGTGGGTGATTTACCTCATCATTCTTCTTCATCCTCTGTTTCCTCCATTTTTAAAGAATCTGGATCAAACGCATCGGCATTTTCATTGAAATACCATGAGTCCTCTTCGTCATCATCTGATTCACCTATAAAATGAATCAACTTATCAATTGCTTCTGGGTCACCCGGAGATAACCCATACATATCACACAATTCTTTAAATTCACTTGCCATTTTGCTCTCCTCTAGCGAACCATCCTCTATAAGATGTCATATAATTAAGATATTATGTATTTAGAATCTAGAATCTCTTCCATGTCTAAATCACCATAATTTTCTATCCCTACTTCAGACAATCCTAAAGAATGTAAAGTATTACCAAGTTGGTCTACTTCAAATATCTCTTTAAACACATCCTTAAACACCATTAGTAACAAATCCATGTTCTCTGCATTTACTGAGAACTGGTCATGAATCATCATAAAGTCACTTAAGCCCAACTCTGCTAATCTTGCAATTACCATAGCTAACAAAGATGCATCTTGAGAGTGTACAAAGTTTGCACTTATACCTCTCTCATGGTCAGTCTTTCTTGCTTCGCTTAAGAAAACTTGATAGCTAAGTTTTACAGGTCTGCTTGCAAACATACAATTGACTCTTTTTATAGAAGTCTTTGCATAATTTTGAAACGCTGTAAACCCTGTTGCTGTTTTCCAAGTTATCATTGGAGTTGCTGTGTTATTGTCTAGGTAAGTACATACTGCCCTTTTAAGTAAATCTTTGGCTTCTGTTTGTCTTGGAAAAGCTAACCGCACACCATCGAAAATAGCAGTACCTATATAAGCAGAATCATCGTAAGTCATTTCTGATAACAAATCATAGCCATGGTCTCTTCTATCCTCAAAAGTTTGGTCTTGTATACAACCTTTTCCTGCATCATAGTAATATGACATAGTAGGTCTTTTACAAAGTTTTCGCCAAGCCTTGTCGCCTAGGTTTTCAAACTCTTTATAAGAAAAGCCATTGTCCAGAACAGATCTAGCTATAACCATGTAAGCGTCACCAATCTCCTTGTCAGGATGTTTGATAACATTAGTTTCTTCAGCGCCAGACCTGTCTCTGGTCATTGCTGAGAGTATCTGAAGACCTGAGTTGGTTGCATCTAGACCTATTGGTAAATGACACATATAGTCGTCTACCCCTTGCTCTTCTAGTCGCTTCCATTCAAGACATGCAGATATTAACTGAAACTTAGTTTTCTTGTCAGTGCTAAATTGGTTAAGCCATTCAGAATTGTAGGGGTCTTTAGATGCTTTTAAAATCTCATCCATCCAGACATATGTCCAAAGAACTCTATCATCTAAAGAAATCTTGTCTTCACCTGCACAATTTGCTGTATGTATAGCTAAAGCCCTTTCAACATTTTCAGACCAAGGAACACCATGGTTAAACATTAGTAAGCTTTTAGCTAAATCAGACCCCGTTGGTTCAAAATAATTGACTATGGGATAAAATCTACCTCGACTGTCCAATTGAAAGTCGTAGTAAAAAGCTTTGCCTTGCATTAGAGTTGCCATGTCAATTACCCTGTCATACTCATATCTCTTAGACGATGCCCTTACAATGTCTAAAGCATCGGAGGACTTATCTTTCATCCATCCAGAGGCTTTTCGTTTCTTGTAAGTGTTGCTTCTACCATCTATCTGCGCCACTGTAAGTCC